GTTCCTATGTTGGCGTCAAAAGATGCTTGGTCAGTGGTTGAGTAATTGATAAATCCTGTGATTGCGTAAGGCACATTACCATCGTAAACATCTACCGAGTTAAATTCTATGTTGGGCGTGCTTCTCATTGTAACTTTTATAGGCGCTAGGCATCTTTGGGCTTGGGTTCCTGCGCCAACAACTCCGACGGCAATCTGGTGGTAGTTTGTTGAATCACCTTGTATACGCTGGTAATACCTCTGACACAACACCAACTCCTGCCCATAACTGCGCCTCTCGAACGGGGTAGCGACGGAGCCGGGTTCAAGTTGCACGCCGGTGATGTAGAAGGTCGCGCCGTTGGTGCCGACGACTGAAGTGGCTCCGGTGGTGGAGATGACATTAGTAGATGCCCATGCTCCAGCAGTGCCGCTCAATGAGGACCCTGCGCCCAAGCCAAAGGTAAGTCGAATTCCAATTCCGTTTGTGCCCAGCCAAGTTCCAGTGGTGTCACCTGAAATAGCGACCGTTTTCAGCTCCCAAGTATTCGCCGCACTAATTGCGTAGGTGAATGGGTAGCTGCGGTCTGCTGCACTGTTTCGCAACGCTCCACCAAACGTTCCGGTCAGACTTGAACGCACCCAGAACGACAGCACAACCGGCTGGGCTGATGCGGTTCCCCAGGCTAGGTCGGATACGTTCAGCCCTTCAATGCGTTGACTGAGCATGGCGTACTGGCTCGCACCCAGACTGGCGTCAGCTGAAGTAGTGGTGACAAGCACAGAGCTGGTGAAGCCTGCTGGTGCAGTGGCGCTTTGCTGCGCCGTCATGGTTCCGTCCGTATCTTCTGTGATGTCCCAGCGATCAACTACAAAGACACCACCAGACGTTGCTGTCACACTCGCCCCAGCATTTCTCTGATCAATCCGCATATCCCCGTTGATGATGCGGTTACGGGTGCCAGCGAGGGGACCGCCGTTGAGGTTGGCAACCTGAACTTGATCGGTGCCAGCGTCGATCTTGAACAGGTCTGGGTTGGTGTCGCCCTCAATCCTGAAGTCAATATCAGCGCCGCCATCGTTGAACACCACCTCAGTGGAGCCATTGAAGTTGACGCGCTGCACGCCAGCGGTCGCAATACCGACCTGATCAGTGCCAGGGCTGTAAACGCCGGTATCAGTGCCGCTGTCCTTGAAATAGATCGACGGGCTAGCAGCACTGCCGTTTTCCAGTGCCAAGCTGGTCCACTCGCCGTCCAACTGGAACATCGTGATCCAGGCGCTGTTTGCTGCATTGCGCAGCTTCATCACGCCGTTGGTCGTGTCAGCCCACCACTGATAGGCGTAGGTCGTGCTTGGTTCAGTAGGACCGCTGTGGTTGGTGAAGACAGCAGCAAGCTGATTGTTCAGGTCTGCCCGTACCGCAGCACCTGAGGCGTTACTGACGATGCCGTCTGCTTGTGCCATGTTTAGACGAGTGCGCCGTAACCGGCGGCCTGATACTGGAAGTTCCGATCAACAATGGTGCCAGCACTGTCGCGGAAGGTCACAGTAAAGCCAGTCCTGGTTGGGGAAGTCACCTCATAGTAGTCCCCTGTGCCCAAATTGAAAGCGGTGATTCCCAAGGCAGGCGTTTCGTAAAAGGCATTGGTATAGGTAACGACCTTGGCAGTCGTGCCTGACGCGATGGTGCCGCTGCGTTCAGTGCGGCTCTCCAGCTGCATCACATAGCCCAGCTCATCCACGATGGGGGTCTGATCGCTGGCAGTGCTGGTTAGCTCCACCTTGAACTGGAACTGGCGCCCGGTGTAGCGGCCTGCTCGCATTGGCACCCATTCGCCAAAGTCAATATCAGACTCCAGCTCAAAGTCGTCGCCGTCTTCCAGCAGCAGCTTGTCGCCATCTTCCAGCAGCAGAAGCTCATCGACGGTGGCGTCAGCACTTGTGCGGAAGTAGATCTCAGCGCTAGTGTCGTCTGGAATGTCGCCGTCAAAGTCGCTCCAACGATCGATCTCAGCTGTGCGGCTGTCGATCGTGGCGGCAGGGTACAAGCCGCGAGTGGCAAGGATGCGATTGAAGACAACGCTGTAGTTGCCGCCTAGGTCGAGGATGTTCTGGAAGTAATAGCGACCGCTCAGACCACGGGTGCCAATGAAGTCAAAGCTGTCCCAGGTGTCGATGAGATCAACTTTGTCGTCGATGGTTTCGCTGCCGTCAAGCACCAAGCCGTCGTATTCATCCGAATAGAACGTGCCGTCGTATTGACCGGGGAAGTTGCCAGTTTCTTCGCGGACAGTTGTGATGTCGTAGCGGGGAATTGGATTGGGAAGATCAATCGTCGCGCTGACGGCATTGGCGCTACGCAATCCGGTTTTGTCTTGGAATTTGATTAGGTATTCACCTTCCACCAACGGCAAGATTGCTTGCGCCGTATTGGCTGTGATCGACTCAGATAGCAGCGTGCTGTTGCTCCATTCGCCGGTGCCGTCTGTTTTGCTGCTATGGCGGATGATGGCGATGAACTCGTAGCTGTTGTAATTGATGGGTTTGTCCCATCGCAGCATCACCTGATCGTTGCCATATGCCTCAATGCGGACGTTGACAGGATCAGGCGGCAGGACAGTAACGGAGCCGCTGTTGTTTTCTGGCGTGGTTGTTGTTTGTAGCGTCCATGGTGATTTCTTCAGCAGTGGCGCTTGACCAACAGAGCGAACCTCAAATGTCAGCGCAGTGTTAGGCGGTACGGCGTCGATGTAAAACTCAGAATCAGTCGTCTGCGTGATGATGTAGTTGCCGCTGCCGACCTTGAAGCGAACCTCATAGCTGAACGCATTGCCAGCTTCGCCGCGTGTCCACGATGCCGTGATGCGGTTGAAGATGTTGGCGCCACTGCTGATCTGGCTAGTCGTCAGCGTCAACCCAGTAGGTGCAGGTGGCGTCTCGTCGTAACGGCTGATTGGCTCAAAAATCAGATTCGTGTCAACAGCGGTGTAAAGGCTGTCGTTATGCACCAAGCCGGTGATGCTGAACTGACCGTCACCGTTATCGGCAATCGAGATGCACCGGAATTTCTGCTGGCTAATTGCGCTGCTGGTGATTGAATACAGCGCCTGTGCTTGTGGCGTAAGGGTGAAGGCGGATGCGATGTTGATCGTGGAACCGGCAACGCTGGTAATGGCGCGGGTTTCAAGCGTTCCATCGGGCAGCAAGCACGTCAGCTGATGGCTGCTGCCGCTAGGGAGCGTCACGGTTTGATCAGCCACAACCGCTGTGCCAGCCACGCTGCTGATGCGACCTGATATGCGCTGCCCTTGGCGCAGCTGATCCGCAACGGCAAAGATCTGCCCTGGCAGCACCACAGCACCCTGCAAGCCAGTGGTAAAGGCGACGGTTTCGCCGTCTAGCTCTTCAGTCTTGAGCACCCAGCGACCAACGCGCTGTGCCTGCCACTTCGATGTGCAACCAAAGGCAACAATCTCTTTGACCTGATAGCCGTATTTAGTGATCAGCGCCGAATCTTCAACGACAACGTAATTGGATTTGTAGAAATTCTCTGGGTCGTTGTAGCGAACGCGGACGCTGGTGCTGCGGGTTTTGAGTGAGCTGCCGGAATACTCGAAGACGCCATCAATAACGTTGGCGTTGTTGTAAAGATGAACCGGCGACAACGCAGTGCCATCAAGGTTGCCGTGATCGGCGGCTGCTTGGATTACATCAGCGGACCAGTACAGCAAACCACGGAAGACACTGGCCAGATCCTGCAGGACGTTATACGCCTCAGCCTGATCTCCAATAACAACGTTGCACGCAAAGCGTGGTTCGCTCGTGCCGTCTGGGTTGGTGACTAACTGGTTGGCGTAACGCACCAGCGGGTACAGATCAACCCAGCTCAGGTTTGCTGCAGTGACAAAATCACCAGCGCCGTAACGGCCATTGGTGAGCATGTCGTAAAAGCAGCAGACCGGGCAGGTTGTCCACACCGGACCACGCAGGCTTCCGTTGAACGCACCATCAAGCTGCAGGCTGCCATCTGCACGCACCGTGGCATTGCTCGGGATCATCACCCGGCGACCACGAATCAAATAGGCGCGGCTGGGCAGGCTATCGAATTGCCGCGTTGAAACTGACAGACCAGCAACAGCGCAGAATGGGTAGCCGGTGCGGATGTACTGCTGCTCAATCAGGCTGGACCACAGCAGTTGATTGCCGCGATCATTGGCAATACTGGTGTTCTGCGGTGTATCGCGGAAGCTGGTGTATTTGACCTCAAAGCTATCTTCACCAAGATCCTCCTTGATGACCTTGATGTTCCAGGGTCCGCTGCCTGTCAGATTGATGCGCGGTGTTTTGAATTGATAGCTGGTGGTTGATACGCCAGTGACGCGACGGGTGTAAACCGTGTTATATCCCTGCCCACGCGCTTGCACTTGCACGATGATGCCAATAGTTGCGCTAAATGCCTGACCTTGCGCTAGTCCTTCCTTAGCAACCGAGAACAGACGCGGAACGGTGAACAGAATCTGAAAGGCGTCTACATCGGTATCGGTAATTTGGCGGATAACTTGCCCGCCACCATAACGGCGAGCGATTACCTCATCGTTTGCGTTGAGATCTTCCTCATAGTTCTTGCCGACTTCGGTGTTGATGTCGGTGACTGTTGAGGTGACGCCAGGTGCAGTGCTGGGTGGACCCTGTGTTGCAGTCCCTTCGCGGTACTCGTAATTAACGTCTTGCGCCGGAAAGTTGCGTTCACCGCTGCTGCTAAGGATCGGCGTTTCGTTGAGGTAAACGCCAGCTTCCTGTCCGACGATGCCATCAATCGGACCCTCACACAGAAGGTCGAGAATCTTGATCGTGGAGGTGGAGTTAAGTGCCATTACAGGTCGTATCCGCTGGCTTGCAGTTGCAGGTAAACGTCGCCTTCACAGCGGAAGTCCACGATCTCTACCCTGACCGTTCCATTGTCGCTCGGGTTATCAGCGTGCACGAAGCGATGAATCCAGCGATAGTGATCAAACGTCAATCCTTGGATAGTGGCCTGCACAGAGCCGATGAGATCTTGGCTTCTGCCGCGCAACACATCAATGCGGTACGTGATAATCACGCAATCCAGCGGGCAAACCTAAGCAGACGCCATAGCGATCACGTTTGCCGTCTCTTGTATCGAAGAAGAATGTTGCAGTTGATCCATTAAATAGTGGAATATTCTGATAGTTGTTGTATTGATCAGCTCCACCAAAGCCGCCTTGATCCGTGCGGCGTGTCAATATGCCCTGCACATCGCTATAGCCCCAACCGATTGGATCACCACCAATGCGGATTGTTTCACTGCTTGGTGTACGAATTGCAGTTTGCAGTGGATCGGATTCGTCGGTGACTTCGACGTTGGCGGATAGCAACTGACTGCCGATCAGCACCTTGCCGTAAGCCACGGGGATGGTCTGCCCCACACCGACCGTGTTAGCTGCGCCGGTATAGGCATAGGACTGCTGACCATCAGCGCCACGGGTCAGGCTTTGCGGTCCACGGGTGCTGGCGTTAGTGCCGCTCCCAAAGCGCTGGTTGCCGAGGCTTGGCACTTGAGGCTGTGGTGACAACAGCTGGGCAACGCCGCCAAGAATCAACGATGCGCCAAGCGCCTGCGTACCAGCAATGATCGCAGTAGCTGTTCCATAGCCAAGTGACCCTGCAAAAACAGCGCCACCTAAAACTGCAGGCAACACAAAGAAAGAGGCGGCGACCAAGGCAATGCCCGCAAAAACTTGCCCAATGCCGCGACCTGAACCAGCAATAACCGGCACCAGCACCAGATCGTTTTGCCCCAGTGGCAAGCGCAGATCACCGTAGCCCATGTCCTGATCAGCCTGCAGCAGGCGGTAGCCAATGCCCCGCTCGTGGGCAGTCATCAGCTCCTCCTGCAACTCCGGCATGTTGATGCACAGCAGCTTGATCGCGTCCGCTGGTGTGCGCAGGTTGTAGTAGGTGTGCTCGGTGCCGTACCGTTCGCCTAACTCACCCAGCAGACGAACCCGCTGCATATCGGAACACCGCAGCAATGCTCTTTACATAGTAGCTGCGCAGATCTTCGACGGCACTAAGACTGTCGTTGAGGTGATGCAAAATCCGGTCGTAATCGACAAGCACAGCTGCGTGCATTGGATGCTGCGTTCCAAGTCGCATAATCAGCACGTCACCCGGTCGGCGTTCAGCAAATGGCACCTGCTTAAACCCCAGTGCCACCGCCTCGCGTAGGTAGATGCTGGGGCTAGCTTCCAGCTCATTGGGGCGGTCGAAGTTTGGCAGCGTGATGCCCTGCAACTCAAAGTAATCGCGCACAATCGTGTAGCAGTCCTGCTTGCCGTAGTCCCACTCGCGGCCAATCAAGGATCGATAGTCAACCATTGCTTTGCGCCGGGTTGGTAGATGTGCCACCGCAGTTTGGACTGCTGACAGGCGGATAGGTCAGCAGGACTTGGAGGCGTGTCTTCTGGGTGGCTATGGATGACGGCTTCGATGGTGCCGAACAGCGCAGCCGCTAGATAATCGCGGGGATCCAGCACAAAATCAGCGCAGGGATCCTCTGCCACATTGCGGCACCGCCAATACTTGCCATCCACCACAAGGCCGCAAGACTCACGAGGAAACTCAGCCAAGGCGTGCGCCTCAGCCTCAGATCTGCAGTCGTGCTCCAGGGAAGCCACCAAAGGGAAGGTTGCCGGTAGGGAAGCGCTTGGCGCAGCTGTTGTACCGCTTGCCGCATACATCTTGACTGGCATTGGCAACGGCGTTGTCGTTGATGTCAAAGTATGCACTGCCGGTGTAGCCGCACTCCTCGCCGCGATACTTCCATGGGCAGTGCTCCAGCACCTGACGGCGCGGCAATACAAGGTTGATCAGATCCAGTTTGCTAATCAGTTCCAGCTCCACCAGCTCAATGTTTTCGCGGACCACGCGATCTACGTACCAGATTTCATCGGTGAACTTGGCCGTTGGATCAGCCGTTGGGTTGACGCCGCCGCTGAAGTTGACAGCATCAAGGAATTTTTGACAGGTGCGGATGCGGGTGACTTTGGCGTTGAGAACGTTATAAGCCAACAGCAACGAAGTGATCGTGCCGGCAACGTTTGCAATGCGCATCGTCGGACGAGGCAACGTGCCTTTTGATGTCAGGTCAAAGCCTTCAACCTCAATCGGAAACGGCGTGTAGGTAATGCCGCCGAATACGACGCTAGTGGTCAGCCCATTGGTGCCAGCGTGGTAGTAGAACGTTTCGTCAACTCCGTTGATGGCTTCGGTGAGCTGCATCTGAAACAGCTCAATAATGGCCGAAGGTTCAAGAAGCTGGATCTGCTCCTGTATCGACTGAGGTACGGTCATGCTTCAAATACTTGCTCAAATGTTGCAGTTACCGTATTGATGTCGGCATATTGCAATTCGCGATTCCATTCGCGACACACCCATTTATATGCAGTTGCAGAGCCAAGTGGAGTCCATGTAAAAGCTTCCTTGCCACCACGAGCATCAAAAAACGCTTCGATTGCAGCTGCAACAGAATTGCTTTTTGCGGACCATGTCAGGTTCCAAGTTTTTGGATTGGTATTAATACCGAAAGTTGCACGTTGCTCATACCCGTCACCAAATCGAGCAATGCGTACAACAGGCTTGCTTGATTTTTGCGCACCAAAATCTGGTGTCGTTTGACCTGTTGCTACACCAACAGTGGCATCATCAAAAGTGGCCATTACGCGAGCAAGCCTCCAGGACGCTTCTGCTTGACCAATTCTGCCTGCACTGCAGCAGCAACAACAACGCCAAGCTGACGAGCATTGCCTTGGTTGCCTTGAGCGGAGGTGCCGGATGCATCGACGTTGACCGTTACGTTTGTGCTGCCGCCCTTGCCCATCATCTTGACCGGGATTGCACGACCGTCAGGCAGGGGGACAATTGCTTCCGGTCCAGCTTCACCAGCAAGAGACAACACAGGACCAGATGTAATGCCGCCACGGGCATATTTCTTGAGCGGCAAAGGACCTTTGGCTGTCATTACATTGCCATAGGCACTGGCAAATAAATTCGGGAAAAGACCCTTGAGACCGGCTTGAATGCCGAAGTTCAAAAGAAGACGTGCTGTTTGCTTCAGGATGTCACCAAGAATGTCCCTGAATGATTTGGCTCGTTCAAACAGATTCATGAATGCATCGCCAAGACCAGTGGCAAATGTTTCAATAATTGATTTGCCAAGTTCCTGAACATCAGTCAACCCTTCTTTTGTTGTGCTCAATGCAGTACGCAAACGTTCAACCTGCTCTGCGGTTGCTTGTGGATATTTTGCTGTAAATTCAGCAATTTGACGGTCAATAAGTAGCTGTTTTGCTTTTTCTTCGGTGAGGATGCCAGCGGCTATTTCAGCATCTTGAATTGTCTTTGTGATTTCAGATTGCGCCTTAGCTTGCTCATCAAACTGTTTGATAATTTCCGTGCCAAATCCACGGAATGCTTGATCCGCGACTTTATAGAGACGGGTCAGGTTTTCTTGGCTAATTTCAATTGCTTTATTGCGACCGATTACATTACGTTCAAGGCCAAGCGAAACCTCAAGCTCCCGCAATTGGAAGTCTGCATAGGCAGCCTGAATTGTTAAACCCTCACGCTCAAACGCATTGATTTGCTTGATCAGATCAAGTTCCGCCTTGGTGCGATCAACAAGTTCTTTTTGTTTCTTCGCTTTTTTTTCTTTGCTATCTGCGGTAATGCCAGGCAAGCGAGACGGAGGTTCAGGTCCAGCAGGTGTCGCAACAACTTCTGCGGCAAGAAGGCCAGAAAGCTGGGCAAACGTTGCTGCCTTACGTTGTTGCAGTGTTCTATAGGTGCTTTCCTCTAAACCCATTCTCCCGCCACGCTTGGCAAACAGTTCATCAAATGCACGCAGGCGCTTATCTGTAGCATCCAATGTGCGTTGAAGTTGATTGATTTCACCTTGCCGTCCCTTGCCAAGGCCAAAGAATTGATTCAACTTTTTAATTGCTGCATCAATGGCAAGTACAACTTTTGCCATTTCATTTTGAAATGCAGCACCAATTGGTTTCAGCAGGGTGCCGATGCTTTCACTAAGCCTTGACAACGATGTACGCAGGCGATCACCAGCGGCATCAGGACCATCGGCGATAACCTTGGCATTTTCACCATATTGTTTGAATAGTTGTTCTGCAAACTTCTGGAAGTCCTGCAGGCTGACTTGACCCTTTTCAAGAGCCTTATCAAGCTCCTGCGGTGTCATGCCAATTGATTCAGCAAACAAGCTGAAAGCACCAGGCAAACGTTCACCAATCTGCTGCCTCAACTCCTCGGCGCTTACCTTGCCCTTGCTAAATACCTGAGACGTAGCTAGCAGCGCCGAATCGAGTTGCTCAAGGCTGCCGCCAGTACCACGAATACCAGAGGCAATACCAAGAAATGCTGTTTCAGCATCACGTACGTTGCCACCTGCACCTTTGACCGATGCAGTCAACTGAGTGAATTGACGAGTAATCAGCTCCTGTGGAATTGCTAATTCACGACTTGTGCGATCAATAAATCGCAATGCACGTGCATATTCACCAGCATCCTTTGTGACAAGCTGTAGCGCCTGACGTTGACGTGCAATATCTGCTGCGTAAGTAGCAGTGCCACCAAGCGCCTGACGAGTCATGCCAACTTGTGCGCCAATGCCACCGCCAACAATGGCGCCAGGTACACCGCCAATCAAGCCGCCAATACCAGCGCCCAATGCACCTTCAATGCCGCCAAAGACACCAGCACCGGCAACTGTTCCCGCAATCTGTGCTCCAGCAGCAAGCCTTCCCCGCCCACCCTGCGTTTTCCTTAACTGCGCTTCAAGCTTCGCCGCCTCAGCAGTCGCCTGTTTAAATTCAGCACTGCCAATCTTTACGCTATTGGCAATCTCGCGCCAAGCAGTTGCATAACCACGCAGGTTATTGATGCTCTGAACAGATGTTTGCTGAACGTTTTTTAATTCATTTGCCAACTCTTTAAAGTTGACATTTGTCGCATTACTTTGCTGCCCCAGATTCTTGAGGCTGCTCTGAAGGCGTGTTAATTGCTCGCCACCTTGTTGGCGGATCTTCAGCAGCAGCTCAGTGGTCTGGCTCATTTGCGTTGCGCGTTCAATGCCGACAAGGCGGCCATTTCCATCACCTGTACGCCTTCAAAGACAGCGACAGGATCCTCAACTGAATACAGCTTACATAGCCATTCCAAACTCGGGTAGTTCAACCCAGTCAATCCGGCCATGCTCGTATGCCACTGTGTCGACATCCGAATGAACATCAACACAATGTTCCAATTCTCCTCCCACACTTCACAATCGACCTCAACGGTTTGAAGTTCAATTGCAGCCAACTGCTCAGGACTCGCACCTAGAGCCTTCAGATCATTAAGTCGTTCATCAACAACGCCGCCTTTCGCCCAGTACTCAGCGGCCTGTTTCAGTTTTTTGCTGGTGCCCCTGTAACGCTGTCGGCATAAGCCTGAATCAGCGCCTTCATTACATAAGGATCATCACACAGCTCTTTCTTTGCCTTCTGTGTAAAAGGCACATCCTTACCGTCTTCATCCTTGATGCCATCCCAACCTTCAAGGATCCCATCAACAAGAGCATCATCACCCTTGTCGACAAGATCGTTGAAGGAGGATCGACTCATCTTCTTGAAGACTGCATCGAACGTTTGCTTTTCAAACTTGCCGCCATCAATAGGTATTTCTACCGTGACCGGCCATTTGTACGATGCAGTCTTCTTGAGGACGAAAGCCATACGGATCAGGTGAAAGCGAGCGAGAATTCGTCGTTACCAGCGGTCGTCGGCAGTGCCAGATAAGGCATCGACAACGAAATTACCCCGTTGGTATCACCGTATGATACGCCTGTAATATCTGTCTGAGCAGCAGCCAGGGTGACGATATTGCCACCTGTTGCACCCAATACCAGCGTTGTACCAGCGGTGGTAACGCCAACAGCCTTGGCAAAGTAGTCAGTGGTGCCAACGGCAGGAGCCTCGATCACCGCAGTACCGCCAGGAGCACGGTTGGTGATAATCACCTCTTTGCTGGAAGCCGTCTCCTTGTAGATCAGCTCGTTATTCACGGACAGATCAAACGACTCAATACGAGCACTGGTGACACCGTGGAAGGTGGCAGTGGTCATGTTGGTGTCGTTCACCTCAATGGCAGCAGCCTGATTGGCAACAGTAAAGCTACCGCTCAGAGCAGTGCCGTCAGGTGCGTTGTAGATGCCAATGAAATTGAAGCTTGCAGTAGCAAACTGCCCAGCAGTCAGGTTGAAGCTGACCGTGCCGCGAGCACCAGTGATCTTGTGGCGAGTGCCGTCGTAGAAGCAATACAGAGTGGCAGAGTCAAAGCTGCTGCTCACACCGGCATAGGTCACGCTAGTGCTGCTCACTACAGTCTCAGAAAGACCACAGGACTTCAGCAGCGGACCAAAAGCAGGAGCAGTACCAGCAGTACCGGAACCTGCCAGCTCCACATCAAACGTCACGCTGACGCGCTTGTTCGCAACCAGAGTGGCACGAGTGCTGTTACCAATGAAACCCTGATAAGAAGCAGCCTGAACGTTGTCAGACTCAATTGGGGTGATCTCAAGATTGGTAACTTGAATCGCGTCAGAACCACCAACAGGGCTGGGATCAACCCCATAGCTGGATTCAATCTTCGCGATCAGAAACTTTTTCCGTGTCAGTGCCATCGGTTGTGGGAGCGGCGGGTTCTGTAATCAGTGTAAGTTTCCCAGATTTCGGGTCAAACAAATAGCTGCCGCCCACTCCGGGATTGGGAACTTGCTTTTCAATCTTAGCCATGGTGTCAGGCGCTAGTTAAAGAAGTCCTGCTGGTGCGATAACGCACGAGGAAGTCTTGGCTAATGATACCCAGAGGTACATCAGCTTCATACAAACTGAAATCCGTGCGATCAGGCGTCAAGTCAAGTGCATAACCATTAACGGTTTGATCAGCCATCAATTTTTGATGCACTTGTTGCGTATAAGTATCCGAAGTGTCATCGGGGATTGCAGCCCGAACAAGAGTCGTCACCCGCACGCGCATCGTCCAATCCAGCTTGTCGTAAAAATTGGTGTCCGTTGGCTGATCGTTGACAGGCTCAACAATGACAGCAGGCACCTCACCACGCGCCAGAGGCTCCACACGGCTCCTGTAAACCGTTGCACCTGTGATCGTGCTCAGGTTGGTCGCGATGCGGCTCAGGATGAGTTCTCGGCGGGTGTCAGCCATTGTTAAGCAGAGGCAACCTGGACGACGGTGCAAATCACACCGGGAATGCTTGGATGTGCCACTGGCGTTGTTTGAGCTGGTTCAGCAAGGATATAAGCGTCAACGTTTGATGTAGCCCAAATCAGCTCAAGGTAATCCTTGGCAACTACTGGAACAACAAAATTTACAGTGCCGATTAAATGTCCGGGAGTGCCGCCATGGCTTTCGGTAATACTGAATCTGCTGTCACTAGCAGGAACATCACCGCTAGTACCGCTATCGTTTTTGCGCAGCCAAACGTTTATATCGTGAATCGCTACATCATCATTTGTGAATTGAATTGAAAAGGTAAGGCTATAAACACCAGCATGATCAAAGGTAATTCGAGAGTCGGAAACAATTGAAATGCCGCGACTTGCCGTATCAGTCGAGCGAAGCAAAATAGAAGTTGGTGTGTTAGCAACAGCCGTTTGAGAGGTCAAATCCCAGAATGATCCCCAATAGCCCGGACCACTGAAATATGGCAGTTGATTCCAGGTTGATTTGCCATTGCCAATTTTTACATTATTAGTCGTTTCTTCAATTGCAGCTTCCCCCATCGTCAATACAGGGTTAGAAGCTGACCAATTGCTACGAGTGTTGACTTTGAAGATGCCGCTCATGTCACACCTTACTTAGCAACAACTCAGAAAAAAGTCCGTCATCAATTGTGCGGTTTTCCCTGACGGTGTAGGAAGCGCCATCAACAGCAATAGAAGTGCCGCGAGTGGCAGTGCTGACATCAGAAGTCTTTGCGATTAACAAATACTCCCGAGATAAAGCCATACCACCCGCGATCACATCAACAGGTGAATCCAAGATGCCGATAAATGTTGAAGCACCCAAAACGCAGGTAACCCCGAATTCAGAGGCGTTCAAAAATGTCAGCGTATCTTGGATCGCCATGATCAGTTGCCGTACTTCTTAGAAGCCAGACCAACCACGGAAACAGCGCCGCTACCAGTGCCACCGCTAACAGTGAAAAGCACGCGAACATAACGACGAAGATCGTTGCTGTTCAGGTAGATCTTTTCTTGGAAGGCGGTGTTAGCAGCAGCAGCGGTAAAGCCGCCACCAGTGATGTCAACAAAATCACCACTAGTGGTGGTGTTGCTGTGCTGAAGCTTGGCGGTCAGGGTGACGCCAGATCCGGCAGCAGCGGCATCAATGATGAAAGCAATGTCGCCTTCAAAATCGTTGCTGCCCTGCAGATCGACATAAGCAGGAGTGCCAGCACCAGTGGCGGTCACCACGGCGTTGTTGTGCAGCTCAAGCAGGGTGGTCTTGGACCCGAGGTTGTGGATCATTGGTCTTTCTCCGTTTGGGAGCGGGTTTGCTTTGAACAGGTTCTGGCTGCTCTTCAGCCGTTACAACTACTTCCTGAATAAGGGGAGCAGGAATCGCTTTCTGGATGCCAATCAACAGCAGTGCTGATTTTTGATCGGTTTCAACGATCTCACCAACCTTCACCTCTTTGAGGTCAACGATGGTGTTACGCAGCATCTGAATACGCATTACCTGCTCCCTCATGATCAGGACAGCTTGCAGATGGACTCAGGATGACGGATGGCCACGTCGTAGTCCTGCATGGCCACCACACGCACGGTGCCAGAAGCGGAACCGGTGTAGGGATCAACCATGATGTCCAGACCGCTCCAGAAGCCGATCATGATGTCGCTGAAGTTAGCGAACACCGCAGTGTTGTCCGGCATGGAGTTGGACACATAAGCCGGGTAACCGTTGATGGTGTTGTCGGCTTCGTACACGAACTGAGCCGTGTTGGAGGCTTTCTCGGTGGTCTTCAGAGTGCCGCGCAGTGCGGAGTTCATCAGATAACCGAGGGAACCCAGAAGAGCATTGTCGGTGCTCAGGGAAGCCTCAGCGTTCACATAATCAGCGAACGTGGTGTAACCGGACTCGGTGTTGATGCCGGTCACGTTCAGGAAACCAAGCGGATACGAACCGGCGCCGATACCGTTGATGGCCTGGTTCTCAACCTCGATAGCAATCTGCTGAG